TAATTATAATAGGCACATAAAACATGAATATAAACGTAGTAAAACGCAACGGCGAATCAGTCCCATTAGACATAAGCAAGATACAAAGACAAGTAGCATACGGGTGCAAGGGCATCGATAACGTTAGTCCTAGTATGATAGAAATTAAAGCACAAATACAACTTCACGACGGAATACACACAAAAACAATAGACGAGTTGCTATTGAAGGCAATGGTCGATCTAATTGATGAAAGTGAAAACACAGATATTAATGACGTAAATTATCAATATGTAGCAGGTAGACAAAAAGTATCCATGCTGCGTAAAGAAGTGTATGGTCAATATGACCCTCCTAGTCTATACGATATCGTGAGAAAAAATGTAGACCTAGGAATGTATACCAATGAATTACTTGAATGGTATTCGAAGGAAGAATGGGACATCATTGATCTCTTTATTGACCATAGCAAGGACGAAAATTATACCTATGCGGCTATCGCACAATTGGCAGAAAAGTACTTAGTTCAGAACCGTGCTACTGGTCAAATTTTTGAAACACCGCAAGTAAGATATGCAATCGCTGCTGCAACTGCTTTTCACAATGAATCTAAAGAAAAGAGATTAAAATATGTTAAAGAATATTATGAGTGTGCTAGTGACGGGCATTTCACTTTGGCCACGCCGGTGTTGGCAGGTTTGGGAACAACTACTAAACAATTTAGTAGTTGTGTCCTTATTAGTAGTGATGATACTCTTGATTCAATTTTTGCTGCTGGTGAAATGATGGCAAAATATGCTAGCAAACGTGCTGGCATAGGTTTAGAGATAGGTCGTATCCGCCCATTAGGATCACCTATACGCAACGGTGAAATTAAACACACTGGTATGATTCCTTTTCTAAAGAAATGGTTCGCCGATCTACGTAGTTGTAGTCAAGGGGGTGTGCGCAATGCAAGTTGTACGGTTACATTTCCTATTTGGCATTATCAGTTTGAAGATTTAATTGTGTTAAAGAATAATCAAGGTACAGAAGAAACACGTGTGCGCCAATTAGACTATAGTGTAGTCGTAAATAAGATGTTTTGGAATCGTTATAAGAATAATCAGAACATAACACTATTTGATCCACACGAAGTTCCTGATTTGTATGAAGCATTCTATAGTGACACAAACGAATTCGAACGTTTGTATAATATATATGAACATAAAAAAGGATTACGTAAAAAGGTTTTACCAGCCGTAGAAATATTCAAAAATGGTATATTGAAAGAAAGGACAGATACAGGTCGTATCTACATGGTTAATATAGATAACGTAATTAATCAAGGCCCTTTTGATACTACGGTTGATCCAATATATCAAAGTAATCTTTGTCAAGAAATACTATTGCCTACTAAACCATTTCAGCGAATTGAAGATGTAAATGGGCGTATCGCTCTCTGTACATTGGGTAGTGTTAATTGGGGCGCATTTAAAAATCCACAAGATATGCGAAAAGCTTGTAGAGTTCTTGTGCGCAGTTTAAGTAATTTGTTAAATTATCAGGACTTCTTAAGTGTTCAAAGTAAATTAGCAAATGAAGATTTTGAACCATTGGGCGTCGGCATTACTAATTTAGCATATTGGCATGCAAAGCGCCATTTAAAGTATGGAACAGCCGATGGGCTTGCAGAAGTAAAACGTTGGATGGAACATCAAGCATATTATCTTACTGAAACTAGTGTCGAGTTAGCACAAGAACGTGGAGCATGCAAGAACAGTAGTCGTACATACTACGGCAAGGGCATTTTTCCTTGGGAGCGTAGAGCAGAAGGAGTTAATGAACTAACAGATTTTAGTCCTAGCATGGATTGGGAAGCACTACGTGAGAAATTAAAAAAATACGGTATTCGTAATGCTACATTAATGGCAATCGCACCAGTTGAAAGTTCTAGTGTAGTATTAAATTCTACTAATGGCATTGAATTGCCAATGGAATTAATTAGCGTCAAAGAAAGTAAAGCTGGTAGTTTTGTTCAGGTAGTGCCAGAATACAAGAGGTTAAAGAATCGTTATCAACTAATGTGGGAACAACAGGATTGTGTGGACTATTTAAAAACGTCAGCCGTTTTGGCAGCTTACATTGATCAGAGTATCAGCACAAATACTTTTTATAATCCTGCATTTTTTCCAGAAGGTAAAGTTAGTGCTACGCTGATAGCGAAAAACTTAATGTTAGGTTATAAATGGGGACTAAAAACCATTTACTATAGTTTGATAAACAAAGTGGGATCAAAGGCTGCACTAAAAGAAGATAACGTAATTGAGTTTACAAAACTAGAACCTTTAGAAGATGAAGAAGCTTGTGAGGCATGTGTATTATGAGTAAAGAACAATATAATTTAACAAAACAAACAAATTATTTAAAACGTACAATGTTTTTGGATCCTGCAGGGCCTGTAACAGTACAAAGATTTGAGGAGGTAAAATATCCCAAAATTGCCAAATACGAAGAAACAGCACGTGGATTTTTTTGGGTGCCTGAAGAAATAACTTTGACTAAAGATAAGATTGATCATAAAGAAGCTAGTGAGGCAGTAAAACATATTTTTACTAGTAATCTATTGCGTCAAACTGCACTTGATAGTATACAAGGTCGTGCGCCCTCACAAGTATTCAGTCCAGTGATTAGTATTCCAGAACTAGAAGCACTAGTTAACAACTGGAGTTTCTTTGAAACTAATATACATAGCAAATCATATAGTCATATCATTCGTAATGTGTATGGTGTACCTAAAGAAGAATTTAACAAGATACATGACACAAAAGAAATTATTGAAATGGCAGCAAATGTTGGTCGTTACTACGAGGAGTTACATCAACTGAACTGTTTTAAGGAAACATCTCAAAAAGCAGTTAGTGAAGAAAGTCATATTAAAGCTATATGGATGGCACTAAATGCAAGTTACGCACTAGAAGCATTGCGTTTTATGGTTAGTTTTGCTACTAGTCTTGCAATGGTGGAGAATAGAATATACATTGGTAATGGTAATATTATAAGTCTTATACTACAAGATGAATTACTGCACACTGAATGGACTGCATATTTAATTAATCAAGTGGTGAAAGAAGATGAAAGGTTTGCAAAAGCAAAAATCGAATGTGAACAGGAAGTTTACAATATGTACTTAGAGGTAATCAAAGAAGAAAAAGATTGGGCTGACTATCTTTTTAGTAAGGGTGTTGTAATAGGACTAAATGCAGATATACTTAAAGATTTTGTAGACTGGACTGCTTTTAATCGATTAAAAGATATTGGAATAAAATATTTAGAGAATCATCCTAAGGTAAGTCCTATTCCGTGGTTTAATAAACACGTGAACATTAACAAAAAGCAGACTGCGCTACAAGAAAATGAAAGTACTAACTATGTTATTGGCGTCATGAGTGATGTAGTTGATTATGAGGCATTACCAGAACTATAAGAGGAAATATGAAAGCAATTGTTTGGAGTAAGGATTACTGTCCTTTTTGTGATAAAGCAAAATCACTTTTAAAATTAAAGGGGATAGAGTTTGAAGAAAGAAACATTAATAAAGATTATACCAAAGATCAATTAATGGAAGCAGTGCCTAATGCACGTACAGTTCCTCAGATTTTTATCAATGATGAACTAATAGGTGGTTATACAGAATTACACAGAAAATTAATGGGATAAACATGGATCTTGACATAAATGAAGTATATTCGTTCAAATTAAATAGCGGAGAAGAATTAGTAGCAAAAGTAATAAAAATCACCGATAAAACCGTTGAAATCAGCGAGCCTGTGAGCATTGCTCCTAGTCAAAAAGGAATAGGCATGGTACCTAGTCTTTTTACTACAGATATGAACGGTGTTTTTAGACTAAATATTAATAGTGTTGCAATAGTTGCAGACACTAATGAACAAGTTAAGGTAAAGTATATCGAAGCTACTACCGGTATTACTGTACCAGAAAAACAAATTATATTAGGATAAGGATGCCACAACTTAGTAGAAAAGGGGATACTGATCAACCAGGCGGCGCAATAATTCGCGGCGCTGGTACAGTATTTGCGAATGGTATACCAGTTGGCTTACATGTAAGTCAAATAACACCACACGCACCATTTGGTCCACCTCACCCGCCACATGCGGCTGCAACAACTACAGATGGAAGTCCAACTGTATTTGCAGAAGGTTGCCCAGTGTTAAGAGTCGGTTCAGGAAATAGCTGCGGACATAGTATCGTTCAAGGCAGTCCTGACATTTTTTGTCCATGAGTCTACAAGGTCAGCAAACACCAAATAGTATAAATTTAACAGCTTCACTTCTTTCAAGCACAGGCTTAACCATAAATGCAACTGCTGCAGGGTTTATGGGTTCAAGCACTGCAGAAGCTAATTATACTAAAGGAACTATAGGTTCATCTACTGTATTAAACAGGTTAATTGATTCTATTAATTTAGCCCACGGTAAAATAGGGGTAGGTGTTAATGATGTTAGTCAGGCAGTTTATGACGCATTAATATCAATTGGTAGTTCTACTATTCCTGCTTTAGGAAATTCAAAGCCCGCAACTTATTCATCGACCGTTTCAAATTCATTAGCAAGATATGGATTCATAAGATTTCCTGCATTACAAGCATACAATGAGTTTGTTACTGGAGGTGGCGCCTACAGAGATTTTTGTTTAAGTTTTATTACTGCCATGTCATTTAGGGATATTACTAACCCAACAATAATTTCATTGGCAAACAGTGTGAATTATCTTCAAGGCATTTACAGTAACATGAATGATTTGATTACTGCTGATATTACTGGCGTTAATCAAGCAACTCTTTATTGGGGGCAAGATTTAATAAATTTGGGCAGAGCAATTAATTTAGCCAATATAGATAAATTTGGTACACCTAGTGTATTGTTAATCACTCTGCAAAGAAACAATGCAATATCACAAGCATTATCTTATGCATTAATATTCAGTGGTTTAACCACTACAGAAGTGAACAGTATTTTAAACGGAGTGGAAGTTACTCCGCAACAAGAGCAAAAAATTTATAATGCTTTTGTTTTAGTTACAGGAAATGATTTAACAGATGTTTTAATACCATTAAATGTACAAACAACTGGATTGCAGTCATTAGCAGATTTGCTAAATCCTATAAAATTATTTCCTAATAGTTATGCAAGTTTGACTGTACCTAGATACAGCACCGCCACTTCAGCCGCTAATAGTAAAGTTTATTATAATATATACGCTAGCGGGGCACTGAGTCCAAACGTAAGAGTTTTTAACTACGGAACTTATTTAACATCTATATTACCAGATGACATAAGAATAGCATGTGGTGCATTTTCTTCAGCTATGATGCAAATTAGAAATATACAGTCTGTTCCCATAGAAAGTTTTGCACAAGTTGTAACCAATTTAGAAACTGTAAATGGATTGAATGTGAATGGATCAGGTGGCACTCCAGTAAACACAGCAGCGGTTAATAGTGCAATTAGTGCTATTGCTTTAGGTTCAGGAACAAATGGCACATATTTGGCTACAGACTTTTTTGGCGCAATGACAGGATTGAATTATAATTATAGTAGAATACAACAGTTAATTCTTCAATTGCAATCATCAAATCTTGCGACAATTTATACGAACATTTTTAATAAATTGTCCGGAGCAGGTCCGTACAATACAGACCTTAC